GGTTCTGAGCCCGAGCTCTGAGCTCCTGGGAGACTCGACACAGGTCGCTGATTAACGCTCGCTGTCGACGCTTGGGTGCGTGTCGAAGCAGGTCTACGACAACGCTTTCCAGGTAACCCGCAGCATAACTGTGGTTTCCGTAGCAGGCCTGGCTGGCGTTACTGAGCTCGGCTACGACGGTCTTCATCTCGTCCTGAAGTTCTGTGGTCCACATTCCCATGGTTGCTCCTGCATTCTAGTATTCGAGATCGTACCAGCTTGCGTCAGCCTCTATGGGCCTGTGACGATCTGACAATAGTTCTTCATGCTGCAGGCTGAGCTCATCCCAGACTATGCAGACATCTTCATGGGTCACACCAAACTTGGCTGCAATCTCATGGAAATTCAGCTCAGCTAACTCAAGCTCTTCCATGATGTCCATGTATAGGTCTTTCATTCTAGACATCGTCAATCTCACTGGTAAAAGTCAACGGATTCGTCGTAGCCAATGGCGTCGAAGATTTCTTCGAGCACTGCGGTGTCACGCATCTCACGTACATTGGGACGCATGGTGCAAATGCTGTCAATGAAATCAACGACCCGGTCCCAGGTCATGTTGAAGTTCTTTGCGGTGTCAATGACTCTTGACACTGCTTCATCACCTTCGGCACTGAACATTCCATAACGACTTTCGAACATCGGCTTTTCCTTCAATTTCTTATTTAACATGTCTTGATTATAGCACCAATCTATACCCGAGTCAAGCAACGGGTCTTTCAGAGGATTACGCTGTACCAGCCTTCGCGCTCGATCCGGCGCTTGCAGCGGAGCATCTTAGCACGAAGCTTCAGCATCGCAGGACTGGGAGCTGCATGAATTCCACCCAGCTCACGCATCTTGGTTAGGGCTGCATCACGCTCCATGTAGGTCTTGACAGCTGCTGCTGGGATGCGGCAAACGTGTCCGAAGAATGGGCTAACATATACGGTATCGCGGATCATTTTCATTTCCTTTGTCATCATAACATACAGTCTAGCACCAATCTATACCAGAGTCAAGCAACGGGTCTTTGCACAGAATGCGTTTTTGCGAAGAACCCCCGCCGTCCACCCCTCCGTGTCGGATTCGAACCACAACTACATACTAGCACCAATCTATACCAGAGTCAAATCAAGGGGTTTTTAACATCTATAATGATCCCCGTGTTTGCTTGGCTTCAAATGTTCCTGCATGGGGCTTGATACACTAGCCCCTAAGCAAACGTAGATTCAGAGGATTTTCATGAAAAACACAGAAATCCCCGTAGCTAAGTCATTGATTTACAAGCACTTTTTTCCAAGCAGATCTCCCGACCTGCTGGATATCAGCCTAGACGTCGTGTTCTATCATGAACCAGCTTAGATTGATCAGACAGCCCGTGACCAGCAAGGTTGCCAGCACATTCAGCGCTTCGTTGATGCCAGCCTCGGGACCTAGCTCGGTAACATGACCAGCGATGCCGATCAACACCAGCATACCCACAATCAGACCTGCTGTACCCATGATTTTTCTCATCGCAATTTCCTTTATCATCATAACCTTGATTCTAGCACCGTTTCCAACCTTTGTCAAGCCTAGGCTCAGGCGCCCTGGGTCAGGACATAACGGGCAAAGTTCTTCCAGTTATCACCAGCGGTCTGACGAATCTTCACAACCTGGATCAGGCTGCGGAGGCTCAGGGTCTCTACGCTGTCAACAAAGCTCTTCAACAACTCCAGGGCTTCGGTCTTCTCGGCATCCGTAGCCTCGGGCATGAACTCTGCACTACCGGCAATCGTAGTCATGCGCTCTAGCTTCTGAGCTGCAGTCATGGTTAGATCCACGCACATGGCCCGGGTGCGGATGGCCTGGTCAATGTCGTTGAGACTGCGGTTGGTAATGAATATGATCGATCCCGTGAACTTGAAGGTACGATCCAGATCGTCGTCCTTCAAATCTGCATTCCAGGAAATCCAACGGTCACTGTAGCTATCCAGGGCTCCCTTGAGCAGGTTGAGCGCTACGGGATCCTTGAGCACGCTGTCGCAATCATCGAACACCAGGGTCATGCCATTGCCTTCCTGCAGGCTACGGAACAGTCCCTTGGCTGTGCTAAAGCCCTTGATGACTCTGAAGCTACGACTGCGGTTCACTCTAGCCCCAACCTCAAAGTCAGCCATGTCGGTAACATCTGTAAGTCCGACCTTTCTAAGGCTCTGCAACACGGTATGGGTCTTGCCCAATCCGCCCGGACCGCTGACAATGGCACTTGCCATGGTACGGCTGCTTACCATCTGCACCATCTGCTCTACGAAGCCAAAGCGTTCCGTAATGCCAAAGCTCTCTGTGGCTGCCTGACTCACGGCAGCTGTCGTAGCCTGGGGTGCTATGTTGCCACCCAGCTGCAGGATGCGCATTTCAACGTATTCTCTGCGGGTGCTGCGCACTTTCTTACTGCCTACGAACGCATAGAACTGTCGACTTTGAGCATCGAACTTAATGGAACTGGTAGCTTGCATTTGAACTTGGCCTTTATCACTTAACATGCTACGATTATAGCACCGTTCTATACCCGAGTCAAGCAAAGGGTCTTTGGTTTGGGTGGGAAATGCTGAGAATGCGTTCTTACTAAGCCAAAGCATCTCTGGGTGCCTGCTGAGAATGCGTTCTCAGTAACTGTTTACGTCCCAGTCAGCGAGCTCATCATCGTCGTCAAGGGGCGGTACGACCATCCAGTCATCGAAGGTGCGTATGTCTCCGTTGCTTGACTGTTGCAGCTGTCGGATGTTCTGCAGATTGTGCGCTACGTCGGGATTGGCCTGCATGTAGGCGCGCGCTGCGTTGCTGCGTTGCTGTCGTAGCTCGGGCGTATACTCGCGTACGTTGCCGCAGCTCTGGCTACAGTACGGTCCACGTAGCTGGTGTATGATACCGCATCGGGGACATGTTCTGGGTTCTCTCCGCTTTCTGCCCATGGTTTACCCCTATTGTCTAGAGTGCGATCACAGTTATTGCGAATACATTCTCATTCAGAGCATCACCACACATTGCCAGCCATGCTGATGCGATAGCCTGCTTCGTGACTAGCGGGCTGTACATGATGTGACAGACAACTGGGGAATACTATGCATCGACCCATCCAGTCAGAATCAACGTCCAGAGCTCGTTGAGCCAGACCCAGACCATTGCGTGTGCTGGCCCATACAAAGCCAAAGTAGCTTCGGTTTCGTACCTGACCCTCTAATACGCTGTCTGCTACGGGCCGCTTTTGTGGAGGAATGTTGATCCACAGCACCCAGCTCAGGCTGCCTTCGTGTACGTGCAGGGGATTGTATTCTCCGGGTTTAGCAAAGTTTATCCAGGGCTGCAGACCAGTTCTGGTTCGACAACCTTCGAAGTTCGGAGTCAATTCAGGGTCTGCATAGCTCTGCACCAGTTTCATGATCCAGGGTTCGATGCTCATCCACGTTGCCCAGGGTACGTCGTACTCGTGTTCGATCTGGCCCACCAGACCCTGACGTCGGGACTGCAGGCCAGCGAAGTTCTGTGCAATCTGTGCATTGCACCAGGTCTGCAGTGATCGTAGCATGCGTTGCGGCATGCAATCCTCAACCCATCCCAGGGTTTCCAAAAAATGTCTTTGCATGATGAATTTCCTCAAGGCATTGTTGATCACATGCTATGTCCTGAATGCTGCGAACATGCGTAGCATTGATGCGACAGTTAATGATGCCATTGTAGAATCTGTCAGGATGCAACAGCACATGGGCATCGAATTGCGTTTTTGCTTCCAGATAGCTCAGCACGCCCTTTGATCGTACCAGATAGACAATCTGTCTGTGAAAGCCATCCACGCCCAATCTGTCTCTGTCTGCGTGAACATGCGGATTTGATCCCCAGTATGCGCGCCAGTCTGACTCTGTGGTCATGCGCCGACGTCGACCTCCGACCATTCTTGTGCGGGTCTGCTTGAACAGCTTCTTGCCTATGTATCTTCGATCATCCCTGGTGTTGTGAATGACATACACAAAGCCCAACCAATCAGCAGCATCATCAAACAGCTGACCCTGGAACCGCCAGTCACTCTTCTTCGTCGGTTCTGTAGTCGTCATCGTCTATGCTTTCACCACAGAATGCACAGTACAGGGCTTCGTAGTATTCTTCGTTCATGTCCCAGCGCATTGTGTATTCGGCATCGCAATGCCAGCAATGGTAGCGTTTAACGGTCATGCTGCACAACCTCTATGTTGCAACGTTCTAGAAAATCCATGCCCCTGGTATCTCTGTAGGCCATGCCATAGATCACTCTTGTTATGCCGGCCTGGTACAGCAACTTGGCACAGTCCAGACACGGGGCATGCGTAACATAGCATGTTGCTCCGGATGCGCTTTCGGTTGATCGGGCCAGCTTGGCTATGGCGTTTGATTCTGCGTGCAGGACTTCGGGTCGGGTCTGCAAGGAACCATCGGGTTCAAGAGACTCACAATTGTTGTCCCAGCCAGCGGGCATGCCATTGTAGCCTATGCCAATGATGCGATCGTCTCGAACCAACACACAACCCACCTTCAAACGTCGAGCCGAGCTCAGGCCAGCATAGACATGTGCTGCCTGCATGTGAGCACCATCCCACTTAGTTGGCACGACTTCTCCGATCAACAAGGTCCATCCAGAGTGCGTTGATGTCGGCATTGGCTCCGAAACGTTCGGTAAACTGTCGTTCCAGGTGCTGACCATAGGGAGTGTCGTGTGCGCCGTTCATGCGGCCCATGGCAACATCGTTGATGATGATGTCATCGATTTCCTGTTGTTTGATGTTGTCAGACGAAGGCCAGAGATTTTTTGGACAGCTGGCCCAGGGTACCAGGGCCTTCATTTGGATCACACAACCACAGGCCTGGCATTGTGACATGCCCAGGGCCAGAGGTCGATATTCAGGACAGGTGCTACAGATTTTAAGACGTTCATCAACAAAACTCATGTTCATCCTTACCAGGTATGTAGGTTAGCGCGTCGCCAGGTATTGCTGGCTATGCACACATAGAAATAATTACCATCAAATCTTACTTCGCCAGCTGTACCAGCATCGCCCGTAGTAGCTGGAGCTGCCAGGGTGGTTATGCTGTTGATGTTGTTGGCGCTGGTGGGTATGCTGGTGTATACATTGGTGACCCAACTATTTAGGTTGCCGATGTTACTGCTGTTGGAACTAGTCCAGGCGTTTAGGTTACCGATGTTGGTACTATTAGAGCTAGTCCAGGCATTTAGGTTACCGATGTTGCTGCTGTTGGAGCTAACCCAACTATTAAGGTTGCCAATGTTGGTACTATTAGAGCTGACCCAGGCATTTAGGTTACCGATGTTGGTACCAACATTACCCCATACACGATCATCAGTGTAGTACAGGTTAGCACCTTCGGCAACGCCAGTGGTGGTTATGGTTCTTAGCCAAGTGTTTATGTTGCCAATGTTGGCACTATTATTACTGGTCCAGGCATTAAGGTTACCGATGTTGGTGCTATTGGAACTTACCCAACCGTTGATGTTGCCGATGTTGCTGTTGGTTGTACGCAGCCAGCTGTTGATGTTGCCAATGTTACTGCTGTTGGAACTAGTCCAGGCGTTTAGGTTGCCAATGTTACTGCTGTTGGAACTAGTCCAGGCGTTTAGGTTGCCAACATTGCTATTAGTAGTACGCAGCCAGCTGTTGATGTTGCCAATGTTGCTGCTGTTGGAGCTGACCCAGCTATTAAGGTTACCAATGTTGGTACCTACATTGGCCCATACTCGGGTATTGGTAAAGTATAGGTTAGCCCCTTCGACCAGATCCGTAGTAGTAAAGTTATCTATTAAAGTAACTCTGCCATGAACGTGATTAAGTTCTAGGTTGGCAAAATTAAAACTGATGCTGGATGTGTCCACAAAGTTTTGTGGCATGTTGGTAAGATTGGCATAGAGTTTCCAGCGTCCGTCGGCACTGGCATCTCTGAACAATCCACTGTAACGTGTACCAGAGCTGACATATTCTCCATGTATGCCCAGATCATAGGTATCGCTGGGATTGCCATCGCCAAAGATAATGCTGGGATCTTGAACGTTCAGGATATTTGCTTCGAAGTTAGCTGCTGCACCCAGGACATTAAGATTGCCCGTAATGGTAACATTGCTAAACTGTACGTCTACCTCAGGGTCGACGTTCTGGCTGATTCTTATCTGACCTGTGACATTGTTGTACAGTACACCCGTACCAGCAAAGATATTGGTTCTGACTCTAGCAACAGTATGATAGAGATTGGCTGTACCTTCTCGCAGTGCATCTGTGGTGTGGTTGGCTATGTTGCTGACCCTACCATCTAGGTCGCCTATGAATAAGTTGGCTCTGATGTTGCCTGTGGTGTCTGATCTAAGTGCTACGTTACCATTGTATTTTATTTCTAGTTGTGCCCCGGTATCGTGAAACGACGTAGTACCAATGTACAAACTATTGCCGCTTAGATAAAGGTCTCGCCAACGATGCGTTGCATTGCCCAGATCATGCACATTATCGGTTGCGGGCATGATGTTGCCAGCAGCCCAAAGATTGTCTACATAAACACTGTCAACATGTATGTTGCCCCAGGTCTGTGACACTGAACCAAGGTTATACGTGCTGCTTACATCTGGTAGGATGTCGCTGTTTACATCGGCACCTAGGGTAAAATTATCCGTAGTGGCATCACCCAGGATGATGTTGCCACCGACAGTCAGGAACCCATAGATGTTGGCATTGCCCAGCACTTCGATGCTTTCCTGAACAGTCAAGTTGCCTTGCACTGTACTGATGGTAAAGGCATTGCCTGATATCCACTTCCTAAGAGCGCCGCTCCAGATCAGCAATTCTCCATTGCCAGGATATCGAACCGTATTAATGTCTACATCGTCCAGGTCCCATAGGAACTGAGCACCGCCACCGCCGATGTTTTCGGCTAGTTGACGTTGTACGCGATCCACAAACTGTCTATAGTGATCGCGGAGCTGCTGGAAGGTAACAAACTTTTTGTCTAGGTCGCGAGTGTCTACGCCTAGTCCGGCATTGATGCCTGCAATGTCCGTAGGGGCAGCTTCATTGAGTAGTTTGGTCTTTTTCTTGAGATCACTGATGGATTGGTTGGCAGTCTCTTGCAGTTTCTGCATCAATCTATCAGCATGAGCATCCAAACGATCCGAACTGGTGCGTACGTGTTCATAGATTACATCGTTATGCTCGGTCTTGGCATCAATGTCAGCCAGCATGCCTTCGACTTCTTCAACGCGTTTGATGATGCGGTCATAGCGATCTTCGAACAAGGTATCACCGTCGATGCGAGACTGTTCTCGTTCTAATAGCATTTTACCATCGGTAATGACCTTGGCTACCTGGGCCTTGAGGTCACGATGTGAATCCTGTATGCGAGTATTTTGTTCTAATAGAGTCTTGCTCAGACTCTTTATTTCCTGTTCAACCAAACCAACATGCTCATCGATTCTGGCATCCAGGCGAGGTATGTGAGTGGTTAGTTCTTGGATGCGTGCTACGGATTGTGCATGAGCTTCGGTGCCTTGATCCAGTCCCTGACCTAGTGCATCTAGCTCTTGCTTGAGTGTGGTAATGTTGCCTACAATGTGCGTGACCTGCTCGTCCAGTACCTCAGCATGTTCGTGGTTGGCCTTTTGAATGTTCTCCAACACCTTGCCTAGCTCTGCGGTGGCTACATCATGTGCTAGATTGCTTTCAGTAAGCTCTTTGTTTAGATCATCATAGCGCTTTTCTATGTCCTGCAGATTTTCTTGCAGGGTGGTAACATTGCGCAAATTCTCATCCAGAGCTTCCAGGGCTTCCTGGTAGCGAGCATTGGTTGAACGTTCCAGCACCAGGCTGGTGTCCAGCATGTCCTGTTTGAACTCTAGTATTTCCTTGGCCAACTTGACCACATTGCCATCGATGTCGTCTATGTGCTGACCCAGAGCCACTGCGGCTTCTTGAGTGGCATTGAGATTGTCATAGATGTCTAGCTTTTTGAGATAGTCGACATCCTCGGCTACGTGCTCCAGTTTGGTCTTCATGGGACCAAGATCGGCACGGTCTTCTACGGCCTGGCGCAGATCCAGAAGCTTCTGTTCCTGGGTCTCAAAGTGATTGATGATGCGGAGGTTTTGCTGGTCAACGGCTTCGTCGACCAGCTTCTGTAGACTGGTGGTCTTGGTGGTTAGAGTACGAAAACTTTCTCGGATGGCCTGCACTTCGGTATTGACCTGGCGAGCAATTTCTTCTCGCAAGGGTTCTATCTGACTGAGCAGGGCCACCATGGCGCCTTTGAATTCGCCTTCTTTGACTACATGCTTGAGATCTTCACGGATCTTTTCAATCTCAGCACTCATGAGCAGCATCTTGCCCAGGTTCTCGTTTACAACTTCCAGGCTACGGGCATAGCTCTCGAGCACTGCCGGATCATGCGCCTCGGACTTGGCTTCGGAATTAAAGGCTATGAATTTTTTTAGATCCATGTTAGCATTCCAGATATGGGTATATTAGTTTATTTATCTGGTACAACTTTGCCCGATCTAGGCTGCACGCCCCCAGACGTCCGACCAATCGCCACTCAGGGCACCCTTGGCATAGTCCGTAGCACGGTTTTCAAAGAAGTTAGTATGTGTGGGAGCATTGATCATTTCTTCGACCCAAGGCAAGGGATTCTTCTTAACCTTCATGATTCCCTTAAGGCCCAGGCTAATAAGGCGACGGTCAGCAATATAGCGGATGTAAGATTTAACGTCACTACGGTCCAGATCAGCCATAGGTGCCACGCCAAATGCCAGGTCAATAAACTTATCCTCCAGATCCACCATCTTAGTGGCAATGGTATAGATTCGAGATTTAAGATCGTCATTCCAGATCTCTTTGTTTTCTTCGATGTAGGTACGGAACAGTTTGATCATGTTCTCGGTGTGCTGTGTCTCATCCACAATGCTCCAGGTCACTATCTGACCCATGCCACGCATGACTCCGTGGCGAGGAAAATTAAGCAGCATGATAAAACTACTAAAGAGCTGCATGCCTTCCGTAAACGCGCTAAATGCTGCGATGTGTGCGGCTGTAGATTCCTTAGTACCATTTTTCGAGCTGAGATCCAGAAGGTAATCATGCTTTTCCTTCATCTCTGAATATTGCAGGAATTCATTGTAGGTGGTATCGGGCATGCCCAGGCTCTCGATGAGATGACTATAGGCAGCAATGTGCAGGGCTTCCCGAGCCGCAAAGCCCAACAGCATCATTCTTACTTCGGGCTGAGGAAAGTAGGGCAGATAGTTTTTAACATAGCCACCGGCTACGTCGATGTCGCCCTGCGTAAAGAAACGAAAAATGTTGGTCAGGAACTTGCGCTCGTGTTCGTTGAGGCGATTTTTCCAGTCCTTGACATCTTCCAGCATGGGTACTTCGGTATGCAGCCAGTGACTCTGCTCATGTTTGAGCCAGGCTTCATAGGCCCAGGGATAGGCAAAGGGCTTAAAGTTGTTGCGTTCGTTGGTCAGCAGTGTGGCTGGTTTTTTAGGAGGCATTTTGGATGAACTCTAGGAATTGTTGTTCTTTTAATACACCGGTATGTCTTTTTACTTCGCCATTCTCATCGATGATGATCATGGTGGGTACTGAGGTTACTTTGTAGCTTTTTACCAGATCAAATTTTTCGTCTATGTCTATTTCTTCGATGGGTATGGTTACTCTAGAACCTAAATTCTTTATGATGCTGTTCTGCGTCTTGCAGGGCCCGCACCACTCGCCGTAAAACTTAAGTAGTTTCATCCCGCGCCTCTATGTTGGTTAGTTTTTCTTCTTGGATCATCTTAATAATATCCTTGGTTAAACGCAGTTCGCGCTCAACCCAATACATTTTCTCCTGCAGCTCGGCTAGCTTTTCCTTGTAAAAAGCCAGCTCTCTTTCTTTTTGTTCTTTGAGTTCATAGACATCTTTTAAAAGAACAATCTTACTCATGATTTATCCCTCACATGCTAGGCAGTCAGTCCCTTCGGCCAGAGCCTTCATATCTATCTCTTGAATTACCTGTCTTTCGATGCGCTTAGAGACTTTATCAGCTTTGCCAATCTTCTCTGAGCGGCAGTAGTAAAGCGTTTTGAGTCCTTGCTTCCATGCCATGAAATGTACTGCATGTATGTATTTGATGTTTGAGTCGGGTCTGAAAAAGAGATTGACACTTTGCGCTTGATCAATATGGGTCTGGCGATCAGCGGCATGTTGTATGACCCATCTTTGGTCAATTTCCATGGAAGTCTTGAAAACATCTTTGGTCCAGTCGTCAAGGAACTCCAGATGTTGAACACTTCCATCGTTGGCGATGATACTTGACCAGATTTCGTTGTAGTCCAACTTAGCATCGGCATGACATTTTTCCTTTATAATATAATCTAACCACTTATTCTTATTCAGAAAAGCACCTGAAAGAGTGTCTTGTCTATAAGCATTAGCACGATAAGGTTCAATGGAGGGACTAGTGTTGCCCATAATAATGGAACTTGAAGCATTAGGAGCAATGGCAAGCATGTGGCTAAAACGCTTACCTGTACCAACAGCATCAGGAGCCTCGCCTCTTTCTTTTCCCAGTTCGATATTTGCATGATCTAATCCTTCACGAATATGTTTGAACATCTGTTTGTTTTTACTTACAGCCAAGGCTGATTCGAACGGGACTTGTACTTTTTGGAGGTAAGCATGAAATCCTAGGGCTCCAATGCCAATAGAACGTTCACGGCTAGCAGAGTAAACGGCTCGGGAAATGGAACTAGGTGCGTGATCAATGAAATATTGTAAAACATTATCAAGCATCTCAGCAACATCACGGAGGAACTGTTTATTGTTTTTCCACTCATCATAGTACTCTAGGTTTACTGAACTCAGACAGCATACAGCCGTGCGATCCTTGTCTGTTGGCAGGATGATTTCGCTGCATAGATTGCTTTGTTTGATGCTCAGTCCTAGTTTCTTTTGAAACTCTGGCATGTGTCGATTGCTGGTATCAATGAAATGCAGATAGGGTTCACCGGTGTGCATTCTGAGTTCTAGAATGGTTTGCCAGAGCTGACGAGCACTTACGGTTTCTCGTATTTCGCCATTGTTGGGATCACGCAGATGCCAGCTGTCATCGGCCGTTGGATCCATCATGCATCGTTCAACGATGTGCATGAAATCGTCGGTGATGTTGATGCCATGATGCAGATTAAGCGCTCGCATGTTGGGATCACCCGTAGGCTTTCTCATGTCCAGGAACATATGAATATCAGGGTGAGATATGTCCAGATAAGCAGCATATGAGCCACGACGTGTTCGGCCCTGTCTGTAGGCAAGCGAGCTAGCATCATATGTGCGTAGATGAGGCATAACGCCAACAGACTTATCATCAGCACTACGAATACCGATGCCAATGCCTATGCCTCCGCCGAGCATGCTGAGCCAGTTGACCTCTGATAGAGTATCGACCAGACCTTCAGCACTATCATCCAGATAAGGTAAAAAGCAACTGATAGGGAGACCACGCTTTGAACGTCCAAATGATAGTATGGGAGTGCTATAGCTAAGCCAATGCTTAGAGCTATAATCATAAAGACGCTGACTGTGCTCTGGATTACTTCCAAACGCTGCTGAGACATATGCAAATCTTTCCTGTGGACTGTTTTCTTCTTCACGCATGTAGCTTTCTTTGAGACGCATGCGTCCCAGATCATCGAACAGATCGTCGCGAGAAAGATCCATCCTGATCCCATGTACCGTAGCTGGGGTCATATACTGCTCCGTTGTTGTTTTTCTAGATCACAAGCCCAGCCAGTTACGCTTGGGCGCTTCAATCTTAATGGGTTCGTTCTTACATTTATCTGCCAGGGCAACTGCTCCTACCTTGGCACCGCTATCGCCACTTTTGGCTATTTCACTGATGGCACTCCAGCAAGCTGTCTGAGCCATGGTGTTGTCCTTGCTGATGCTCTTGGCCGTATCATAATACATCTGCTCTTTGTTGACAACGCAGGCCGAAAGCATAAGTGCTGTGAATACTATTACGAGCTTTTTCATTTCTTATCCTTACCGAGCTTTTCGTAGACATCGCGCTGTTGTTTGTACCAATCATTCCAGCCATCTACCATGTCTGAACAATAATAATATAGTTTGTAGTTTTCCACGATTACTTTAAGCACATCGGTCATGGGTACCTGATCGCCTTCGATGGTCATGAGCTGCTTGCACTTTTCGGTGCTGTAGGGCTGTGGAAAATCTGGTACCATGGGAACAGGCTGCTTCTGGAACAGGCTACAACCCGAAAATAACAGGCAAAATAGTATGATCATGGCTCTCATTTCATGCCCTCACGTTTGGCAGCTGCATTGTGTGCATCTAGTAGCTCCTTGGGGACTGGGCATTTCTCAACGTACTCTATGACTTTTTCAATCTTGACACGCTCAGGACCTTCGACAGTCTTGAGTACTTCACGATCACGGAATTTGTCAACATACTGTACTACGGTTCGGCTTTTCTGTTCGGCAATTTTGGCTTTTTCGGCTTGTTCGGCCTTGAGTTTATCGTTGATGGCAGCACTTTCTGCTTTGGCTGCATCTAGCTGTGCTTGGACTTCTTTGATGCGTTCCTGCCACTTGGCTTCATTGCTGGCTGCGCCCAATTGCCAGATGCTTAGCATGAGGCTGAAGCCACCAACCATAACAATGGGATATCTATATGCAGCTATGCTGGGCAATGCTCGGAGAAATTGCGCTGCAATCAGCAGAGCAACACCAACAAAGAACAAAGCTGTCCATAACCATTCGGGTAAGAACCCTAGCATATAGGTGATTTGCCACATGTATTATAGTCCCAGTACTCTTTGTATGTTGGGTGGTGAATATGATGCAGGCTTTAGTACCTTACCATCTTCACGCTTGATGAGCATGCCATCGACGGTTTTGCTGTGATTGGAACGGGCTACTTCGTCCCATACTGTCTGCGGATCTATGCCCAGGCTGTACATGAGTCCTTCAACTACCCAGATTAGATCTGCACAGGCATCGGCAGTCTCGACAATGTCTTTTTTAATGACTGCTTGAGTTAATTCATTGAATTCCTCAGTGACTAGATCCATGTACAGATCGGCCTGAGTCAAACGTCCCGGATAAAATCCAGCATTCATGGTGTCAACATTCTGTTGACCGGCTCGCATAAACGTAGCCACATCAAGCCTTGTGTTCATCATCACTCCTGATATGATTCATCAAAGGAAATACTTTAGATATAACGTCTGCACAGGCCCGAGCGATTTCCTGATGTTCGAGCTGCGTACCATGAGCGCTACGTAGTTCACAATAATGAATCCAGCTTCTAATGGTGCCATGTATATATAACCTGCTAACTGTCAAGCCCTCTGGCAAAACTGCACGGGCCTGCTCTTTGGCAATGCCGTTGAACGTAGCCCATTCATACGCAGCACGGACTACTCGAAGAACCTTTTGCTGTTTTTCTATCCAGAGATTGTTCAGCTCTCGACTTTCTGGGTCTGTGAGATCCAGTTTGATGGAATTCTGTCGGTTGCTGGTGTCCTGTAGCCTTGCTTCTCTAAGAACAAAATCGAGGTCCTTAGTAGGGTCAGCGTATCGCTGGCTGAACTCCTGGAAGGTAAAGCTTCGATGTCGGAGCATTTGTCGGGCAATGTCTCGTGTGGTGGTAACTTCGAGACAGGCGCTGACCATTTCGAAGGGTGACCAGTGCTGGTTCCGGATGAGGTATCTGAGTAATCGGTCCGTGGTTTCTGTGTTGGATTGGTTGTTTGGGTTCGAGACTCGGGCGCAATAGGCAATGAGGTCCTGTACATCGGGTATAATGTGCTTATCATAGGTTTCTAGCATCTCCTTGGATGCCTGTGAATAGCTGATTAGTTTAACTTTCATGATAAATCCTGCTGTAAATTTTAAGTTTTTCGCGTTTGTTCTGCATGGCCTGTTCTATGGCTTCGGCTTTGATCATGCCCTGATCATATAAAATTTCTATCATGCATAAAAGATCACCTAGCTCAGTTTCCAGATGTTCTGTATTGGTCAGAGGTTTACCGGGCTTGAAATTTTCAGGACCAAATCTAAAAATCTTACTGACTGCCTGAATAACTTCTGCACATTCTTCTTGCATGATTAGTAGTGTTTCACGTTGTTTTTCGTCTAGCATCTTTTCCACGCTGTAAATTTTAAACGAGCTTCGAGCCCCTGATAGGTATGATGCCTGACAATGGCACGTACATCAATGCCGGCCAGCACCATGTCGTTGATGTCTTTGTGGGCTTCGTATTTTTGTGGCCACACAACCACTTTGGTATTGCTATCTATGATGGCTGACATGAGCTTGGTGAGTTCACGGTTGCGTGGCTGGTTGTCAAAGATAACCGTGACATCGGGCAGACCAAGTTCATGAATCTTGCCAAAGGCTGTTCCGCCAACGGCTATGCAGTTGTCCAAGAACAGGCTGTCTATGGGACCTTCGACCACCAAAATGGGTTTACGGACATTTACGCGATCCAGGCCAAAGATCAAGGGAACATTGTCTTTGATCTTGATGGTTAGATATCGGAGAGCTTCGCCTCTGAGTGCTCTGCAGGTTATGCCGCTTAGTTGAAGTCGATGATCGTAGAAAGGCAGCACCAATCTGGGCTCTGAGGTCTGTAATTTATTGGTATACTTGTCGCTCAGCTGTTCTATCTTGCGCACATCGTCTACAAAGTACAAGTAGTCAAAACAATGTTCGGGTATGTGGCGGCTTTTGCAGAACACTACGGCTTCGTTGTCTGTGGGCAGGGCGCTGAGTCTGGGCAGCAGTTCATCCAGAAGATTTCTTTTGGTTGTGGTTTGAACTTCGGGCATGGGCCGACTGTATTCCAACTTGACCGTTGCATTGCTGCGTTTGGGTCGTTCGCCAAAATTTTCTACAACATAGTCGCCGTATTGATTGCTGTCCAGTTGCTTGAGAAAGGTACCGAACATCATGCTTACGCCGCAGTTGTGGCACTTGTACTGGAGATCGTTTCTGTTGGGGCTGGGGTAGAAGTATCCACGAGCCTTGTTGGTTTTGACCTGACTGTCGCCGCAGATAGGACAACGGCAGTTGAATTTGTCCTCAGACTTTTGTTTGAATTTATCAAGTCTGTGGCTGATGAGTCTTAGGTATTTGATATCAACGTATAACGACATTATGATCCTCCAGACTCTAATTATAGAGTCTTAGAGGCTAGGGGTCAATGCCTAGTGCAGATTTAATAATGCTTTGATGTCTATTTGACCAACTACATAGCCAGCTACTATGGAAGCACCAACAATCATCCAGCGCCAGCGCTCCAGGACGTTGACTCGTTCACTTAGAGTGTCAACGCTCTGCATCATTTCTACATGAGCAGATTTTTCAGAGCTGGTCAAGGTATCGAATTTTGAGTCAATCTTTTCCATGATTTCTCTATTGCCCGTAGTAATACGGGAATGGAGGTCACGTACATCGGATTTAAGCTCACTTACGTCTTCTTTGATGGCGTCTACTTGAGCTTCCAATTTGGCTATCCTAGAGGCTTCATCCATTTTTCTTGGGTCGGCCACGAGTGGTAGAGTGTTTTGTTTCAGTCTTTTTAGGCTGCGGTTTGGCCTTGGCCTTGACTGCTGTGGTTTTGGTCCGTGTTGCAGGTTTGGGTTGAGCTTTGGTTTCTGCGGGTGCAGCAGTAACCATGGGCTCCTCTATGACAGGTGCAGGCACTGGCGGGGGCATGGGTGTGACGGGCTCCGTAACCGGGCGTGGTTCGGGTCCAAAAAATAACGTCTTAAACCACTTTAACATTTACATTGCTCCTGCGAGTCATTTTACCAAACAAGGGTTTGCCTTCGGGTCTTGCTATGCCACCAGTAGCCATGGAATTGTTAGCTGGTGCATCTTCTCGGAACTGTTTGAAGGTAAACAAGCTACCTTTATTTAGATTGTCGTTTACCCAGTTTATTTCTTCGGTAAGTTCGGAACGCATTTTGACAACAAATCTGGCTTCTAGATCAGCAGGCTCGACATTGTTGTCCAGATGTTCGCGAATTAACGCTATGGCTGCAGCATAACTAACGATCTTTTTATTGTCAATGGGTACTTTTTCAATGATTTTTTTGAGTCTAAACACCAGTCTATGCAATAGGGTATAGGCTTCGAGCTCGGCATCGGTATGCAGATCACGCATGCGTTTAAGTTCACGCCCTTTAGCATCTATGATGCCCTGCTTGAATGCATCGGTTTCTTCAAAGGGCGTGGTAAGCAGACGCAGTATTCTAAAAGCTATGATGTTGTCTACAAAACGTCCCATTAAATTTTCCTTAGCACATCTATGAGTGCAGGTACAAGAGCTATGTCTGCACTGGGCATGTTTGACCCATCAGCCAAAACTAAATTTTCAGGCATGAAGTTCAAAAACACCAAGAAGGTTTTAAGCTGCGGCCAATCAATGTTGTCTATCTTGTAGAACAGCATGCGTGTCGCAGCTTCTGCACCAAACAAATTATAAAGGACAACCAGATGATTTAGTATGAGTCTTTCTTTGAGCTCACCGCGATTGGCCTTGCGAAACAATCTTTTTAGATATTTAAATCTCTGTACGTCATCATGAAATTCTGTGAGTCCTGTACAGTTTGGGTTATCATAATTTTTAATGGCATACATGATAAAGGTTTCATCATTCAATTCTATGACATTCATTATGCTACATTGGCAAAACCAAGTACGTTTCCTAGATAGATCATGAGCTTACTGGTGGTCAAATTGAAGGCTAGGTCACCTACCAGCGGACCCATTCCTACGGTGCTGGGCCCTCGACCAAAGTCAACGTTGGCTATGTTGGGCAAATTGGAAATGTCTAGTTCGGCATTGGTAAACACCAACGGACGCACTGGACTACCGTTGGCTGTATTGGTAGGTTTGATGCTGAATGTACCCACCTTCACTGAACCATCGGCATTGGCAAACAGGGTATTCTGTCCCATGCTGATGGTTACATTACCTTCATCATCAGACCTAATGGCTGTATTGCTGCCCAGGTAGATGGAACTGCTGCCCGTTAACCAGATGGATCTAAATCTATAATCAGTGTTGCCCAAACTCCATACACCAGTAGCAGCAGGCAATACATTGCTGCTAATGGTAGTGGCAAATCCTGTAAGATTGGCATTGGCTATGCTGGCCGATGTAGATATGTTGAGATTGGCTGCAAAAACCTGGCGCCAACGGAACGAAGCCGAACCTATGTTGTTGGCATTGTTCACAGTTGGCACTAGGTCCACAGCAACATTGCTAAACAAATTACCAACGGTAAGTCGTTTACTGGTATTGGATTGTACCAAATACATGAGGTCAGCTGCTGCGGCCTGTGTAGCCGGTGCTAGCTGACTTACCTTACTATCGGCCATTATATACTCCTAGCGTAGAAAATTTAAACATCAATTACTGGATGATGGTCAGAATGACATTGGTACTGGTTATTTCATTGAATCCAGTTGATGCATAACCATCGCCCGCAAAGATCTTGACACGATATTCATAAGTGTCTTTGCCCAGCGGTTGTAATACAGTGAGTGTTGACGATGTGTTGCCAAGACCGCTGCTTGAGAAACCAGCATATGCTGTAGCATTGCTGATGTTTGCCCAGTTAGCACCATTATCGGTACTAATCTGCCAGTAATAACCAATGTTGCCAGTCGCTGGAGCTACACTGTTGACCACCGTAAAGGTTGGCTGTAGATTGGCATTGGCAATGAGGTTGGCTGTTGTAGCACTAGGCTGTGTGGTAATGGCAGCATAGAAGTCAAGAAGAATGCTGTCGTCAAGAGCATCGCCATTGATACGACGAGTAGCCACCAGTGTTTCGTAGCGGACACGTGTACCTACACCGCCAGGACCTGCGCTTTCCAGTCTTTTTACCCAACCAGCATGCTGAATGCCAGCATTGTGGCTGTTGGCTGCTATTTCGACGTTGCTAACACCATATACATTGGCAGCTCCCTGACCCACAGTACTGCCTATGCTATAATAGCTAACATACTTGGGTTTTTCGCTGAGAGCAAAAGCAGCACCAGCATTAACATTAACTACACTTTCACCGGCTGTACCGGCTATCACCGTGGCAATGGTGTTGCTGGTAATCTCAGTGATCAACAGATTCTGACCTGTTGCATCAATGGTAATGTAGTCGCCTACCTTGGCAACTGTAGGATCAGCAAAGAATGTGCTAGATCCTACTACCTGACCGTTGGCCCATACATTGACTGTACCGGCACTGGTCTTATCGTCGTAAATTCCCCATAGAGACATTTTGGTTTCCCCTTGATTATTTCTTGGCTTTGGCTGGTTTTTCCAATTTAGCCATAGCCGCAGAGCTAGGGCCTTTCATTGTGTCTATGAACTTCTTGGTACTATTACGTTCAGCCTCAGCACTATTTCCGTAACGTGTGCCCATGACGCGCATGCCTGTTGCTGTTGGCATCTTGATGGCGCCTGCTTCGTTCATGGCCTGCAATTCGGCTTTGATAAGGACATCAATTTCTTTGTTGGCAAATGCTTCTTGAGCCAATGAAATTATTTCTTTCTGAATTTCTTCGCTGTCATTGTTAATTAGAAAACTTACAGCATCCAAATAATTCTCAAAGGATGGATTTTTAGGTATAGCAACATGTTCAGTCATTTCATAGGTTGTAGTAATATCAATCAATTCGAAATTTTCCGTTTCGACTTCTTCTGCTTTCAAAGCACCTCTTGCTTGGGCACTTTTAAGCATAGCAATACGGTCACGATAACCAGCTATGCCAGGCTTGATGTCCTTGGCAGCTTTAGTTTCGCCTGCTGTCGGATTGGCTATGTGTTTCATGGTGGTTGATGCCTGATGACTCATTTTAGCTTTGGTGTATCTAGCAGCAGCACTTGTCTGAGCTTCGTTGGTCATCTTCTGTTCTTCTTTTTCTGTGTCAACAGTCTTTTCGACTTTCTTGCCCTTGCGGAACATTTCGAAGTCCTTGGCTGTTAGCTCATCCTTTTCGGGCTCATGTACATCGAGCTTCTGCTGATTGGGATGTTTAATGTTGGCTTCGGCAACCTCTGCTTCCTTCATGGGCTTCTTGTGCATGTGGCTCTTGCCTTCGGTAACCTTTAGATCCTTGGTGTCAATTTTACGCACACCATCGGTAAACTGAACAGTGTACCAGGCGACATGTCCATTGTCATCGGGCTCGGCATGAGCTTCGCTAATGCAGGTCCCTGGACCAAAAAGCAGATGTTCGACGTGCGTAGCACAAAAATGCGCTTTGTCTACAGGCTTGTCCTGAGCCTCAGACATCTGCTCCATGAGGGCTCTGGTTTTTGCAACAAAATTGGACATGTTATTTCCTCGTCAGAAATTAGTTATACGTTTATTTATCCGTATTTATTTTTTGGTCAGATGGTGTTGATGGTTAAATTCTCTAGAACCAAACTACCCTCTATGTTGTCTTGCGTAGACTGCGTAGCAACGCCTGTTTTCCAAGGTGTATACATGAATTTACCAGAATTACCAACTATGTAGGCATTGGCATAATCATCAACATTGCCTGTATACAGTAAGTTGCTGTTGCTGCCTACATTTTGTAACCATTGCAAACAGGCCAACTGGTTGGCTGCGGGGTTGGCTTGCAGATATAGGGCCAAAAACCCAGTTACCTGTGGAGCAGCCATGCTGGTACCAGACAAGGCTACCATTGCGTTGCCAGCGACTGATGCTCCGGTCGTGGGATTTTTATAGACAAAATCATCATTAGCCGGCAGATTACCGTACTTGGCAGAATAAGCAGCTACAATTGCCGAGCCAGGCGCCCAGACAGTTACTCCTGGTCCCCAGGCACTGAATGGTGAGCTTTCTAAAATATTGGGTTTTTGGGAACATATGCTGTTAACACTGCCCACGTGTATGACGTTACCAAGGTCAGGGCTACTTGGTCTATGATAATAATAAGATTGTTGAAAAATTGGGGGAAGAAAAGATATTGGGGTATACCAAACTGAAATTTGATTGTTATAGTCAGGACCACCTGGAACATCTAGTTTATGATGATCGTTACCTGCGGCGTGTACAAAGATTACGCCCTCTTTGATCATTGATTCAGCTGAAGTATCCCAAGAGCCAACTTGTCCATTGAAGCCAAAAAATCTAATTGTTATAGGAACTCCCGAAGAATTTGAGCCCGCATCAAAATTATCTAATCTTGTGGTTCCGTTAAGGCCAGTATTGGCAACATCATCGAATACATTGACTGTACCAATATTAGTACCTCTGTAGGTAATGTTGGCTGCGGCAACACCACTGTAAACTTTATTACCGGAACCCGGGAAAAAACTTGGATGTTCAAACCCCTTTTGCTTAGGTATGGCAACAAATCTAGATACCCCCCAACTTCCATTGACTATGGTGGGTCTTTTTTGTCCGGTTTTGGGATCTATGGGTTTATTTTTGTGCCAGAGTCTTATGAGATCTAGGCCTTCATCAACACCAATGGCGCCAAAGCCAAAAAATTTCATGTTGTAGATGTTGGCCCGTTTGGCCCAACCAAACACTCTGCCTGCAGTTATGCTGGCAACGTGCATGCCATGGCCACCATCATCGGATTGGTAAAATGTACCGTTGTTGATGTTGGCCTGTAGGGCTGTAGCCTGTGCTCCACTGATGCCAGCAAGGGTATACCAGTTAACTCGTTGGAATCTACTAACCCTACCTGTTGGATCCAACCATTCCATGTGCGCTGGATCAAGACCACCGTCAGATATGACCACATCCACACCATCGCCATCCAATATGTAACGATAGGTGCGATCATCAGACGGACTAGTAAGACCAGAACCATAATCAACATTGCCATTACCGCATAGGTGCAGGGCCCAATTACGAGCTCCGCCAGGAAAGTTTATCGATTGGCGAATTACATTGTATCTGCTTTGAAATGAATAATACGGCTGATAGTCCAAACCAAACTGGGTTAGAGCTAGACCAGTATCATGTTCAATGGTGGGATGAATAAATCGGACTCTAGGATCAGACTGAAGATTTGCAGCTTCTTGATCGGTTAGCCAGTAATGTGTTTGAATATCTGATGTGATTCTGCGATTAGCAACTTCTACAGGCCTATCAGGTACAATGTTGCCATCAACTTCGTTGTTGGCTGTAGTATCAAGTTCTAGATCCTGTTCAAGAGATTCTAGGCATCCATCGTGCGCAATAACAATATATTCACGTTTGCCATCCACCAAATCTGCTGACGTAGGATTATACAAGTGACCAGAAGACAGATTAGGGGGTAGATTATTAATCTGGGCAAAGAGATCTGATCTGAAAAGATCTTCGTGTCCTTGGAAATTATAGATTACGTTGGCTGTGCTCATTAGTGTAAATCCGTCCAAACTTTATCAGCAAACACCTGTATTTTATTGGTGGTTATGTTTAAAATTACATCACCGTTGGCTGGTGAAATAATGTGATTGTCGCGATCGGTCGTAGTAAAACTTGCAAGCCTCAGAGGGCTATTGGTAACCACAACCGCGCCACCTCTGCTGTTGGCATTGGCATATATGCGCAAATCAAACAAGCTTTTTAGGGCAGGTTCCGCTGTGCTGTTAACAATTTCAAAACCATTGGCTGATACATTGGACTTGAAGTTGATGGTTCCAGCAGTCTCATTAATCACCAGAGAGTTGGCGTTGATTTCCTGAGACAGATAAATGCCGCGAAATTTACGATTTGTATTACCCAAAGTATGGATATTGCTAGTAGTAAATCCGACATTACCACTCGTGCTGTTCAGAAGATTGGCAATACTGATCTGATTGCTGGTCAATCCAGGATCGACTTTTACCAGATAGGTAGTATCGGCTCCGGATGCTGATGAGGCATCAATGGTTAAATTATCAGGCATTAGTGTAAATCCGTCCAGCTATTATTGACATAGGCCTGAAGTTTATTAGTGGTAGTGTTATAGATTACATCACCATTGGCTACGCCAATCAACGAATTTCTTTGTGTTGTGGTGAAACCAGTAAATCTCAGAGGACTGTTGGTGATGACAACCGCTCCACCACCGCCATTGGAATTTGCTCTAAGATTGATGTTGCTATTGCTGCGCAAAGTTGGTACGCCTGATCCCAATGAAACAAAAGCATTGGCTGCTAGATTGCCGGAAAAAGTTACACTGCCATTGGCATCGGCTCTGAGGTTGGTATTGCCCAGGAAGATTCCATCCGAAGCAACATAGATGGCTCGGAATCTATTGGTGCTGTTGCCCATGCTATAGACATCATTGGTGCTGGGTATGATGTTCATGTTCAGACCAACTAACAGATTCGAAGCAGTTAGTTTCTTGCTAACACCACCTTGCACAAGATAAACATAATCACCGGCTACAGCATTGTTGGCTACAGGCAATTGACTTAATTTAAGATTAGGCATGCTTTTCTCAGTTTGTCATTAAAATTTAGGTGCGACCCTTTCGCATATTTATCTGCCAATGCGCAAGCTGTTTCTTGCGTGGACTAGAATTGGGACTGCTACGAATTTTCTTTAGGAGAGCTATGGTAGCTCCCTTGGGTATGCCGTGTCTAGCACTATCACCCCGATCCTGTGGATTACGTCCGTCTTGAAAATTTTCATTAGTAGCTTTAGATGCAGCCATTCTCTTAGCTATTTGTTTATCCTCACGTTTGTTTACCGGATGTTCCCAGGTCTCACGATGATCCCAAACTAGACTACCTTCATGATGTCGTTCATTGTTGTGATTAACAGAACGATCAACCTGAGTAACCTTTTTACCACTACCACTTAAATGAAATCTAAGCATGGTTCTGTATCCAGGCTTTTCTTTGTCAACGTACTTATTGGGACCATGAACAGCATAAACATGTTCAAAACCATGACGTCTTTCAAACTTAAAACCTACCTGAGCCCCTAAACTCATTTGCGGAAACATATGTTTTTGAAATTGTTCGTGCTTAGCAATCAAAAGAGCCTTTGGTTTACCGATATGAGCTTCTAGATCATGGTACGACATTACACCAGTTTGCTCATCGGGCTTATTATATGAAGTACTAACACCTTCATTGGTTTTGTTTTTACCCTGACAATGCGCACGTTGACTGAAGCCCTTAGGGTCGTTGCAATCTATGCTGCGTTTGTATTTGTTGGACCATTTTTCCCGTAGCTCTGCTAGAGTTTTCATTTAGTGCCCAGTCCCTGTTTGACTGTAGGTGCACTCCAGGCTTTACAGGACCAATATCCTGCTGTTGTTTTATCCTTCTTCTGGTCACAATTATGACGCGCTCTGAAATTTCTGCGACGATTGGGGTCCGATGTCTTGATGGTCAGCCCCGTAGTATCACCAAATTCTACTTTCTTGGCTTTGCCGTCACCATCTGGATCAACATAGACCTTGCGTTTTTTAATATCACCAGCCATGGGCTTGTTCAAGGGCACGGTCTTGCCCTTGTAGGTGGCTTCCCTGAGTTCTTTAAAGGTCTTCATTTTCGGCCTTCATATAGGATCTTACGGAACTCATGTAGTCCTCGGCCTTGGTAATCTTGGCCTGTACCCACTCAGGTAAATTGGTGTTGGGCTCCAGCATGTCATGCACCTCTTGTGCATTGAATATAATGCTGCGCAGATCGGATCTAGCCATGTCGCCTTCGTAATCATACTCTTGTGCTTCTTTTTCGTCTTGTTCGGCTAGGTTACCTTTGTGATATGCCCTGGCTGCTGCTTGGGGTGTATCGTGTAGAGTAGTTTTTGCAGTAAATGCTGTGGATGAACCACCTGCTGCATAATACTTTTTTGTCGTGTTATGCTTTAGAATGTTGGCACCCTTGCCTTTGGTGGCAGAATGCGTATAACCTACATAGGTTCCTGATTTTCCTTTTATTTGATGACCACCAGACTGATCTATGTACTTGTACATCTCAGTATCTTTGGCTTCCGAGACACCTTGCTTGTGTTTTTTAATCCAGGCATGTGCTTCATCTCTGCTCTTGAATGGTCCCGCCACTGCTACCGCTTGCCCATCCTTGAACACACGCCAGGTTCCGTCTTTGGTTTCACGACCGGTATAGCCTTCCGCCACAGCTTTTGTGACTTTGGCTACACCTACATGATGATTTTTAGTACCAATGGCTTCGATTTCTTTGACACGATTTTTATCCTGCTCTTTGCGTTTCATGAGAGCATTGTAGGCAACCGAACCTTTACGTGGTGGTTTAGCTCCATAGGAAAATGCACCGGCTTCTGTCACTTCCGTCGTTTCCTTCAATTTTTTCAATTCTAATTCATATTCTTTGACTTTATGATGGACGCCTTTTACTTTGGCAACAGCAATAAGATTTTTTAGACTGCGAATTCTATCTTGCTTGATGCTGTCTTTCATCATAGGACTAGGATCTTTGAATGCAGCTTCCGCCACACCTTGCTTTTTATGTTCCATAGCCTTTTCTTGATGTTCTTCAGCCTTGGCTGCATGACTATCTGCTACGCTATGACGACCTCTCTCAGCATGCCATTGAGCTAAATTATCGTGATGGTCAGCCATGTGTAGGTGATGGGCGAACATATCACCTTGCTTCTTAGCAGCATCAGCAGAACGTTTATTTTCTTCAGATTTTTCGTATGCACCTTCAAGAATATTTTCTTCTGCCACACCTTGAGACATTTTTTGTTTAAGTACTTGAATCTTTTGTTGATATTGTTTGCTTTTTGCATCATCACCAGCACGATTCGCAGCCAACGCAAGTTCTTCGTATTTTGATATTTTCTTTTTAGTAGAGGAAATGTCTTCCGCCACACCTTCGGCATCTTCTTTCATACTAAAAGACTTAGGCGCTTTTGTTGTCGTGGCAATTCTGTAATGTGCTCGTTCACCCTGATCCATGCCCCTATGTTCGTCTTTAGCAGATTCTAAATCTTTATGTGTGCTTAGTACTTTATTAGTTGCTTTATGTACTAATGAGTAATATGTTACGGGTTTAGACTCACTTTGCTCTCTAACATATTTACGATCACCGATGGTTTCTAGAGAACCGGAAACAACTGGATTACCATGAGCATTTTTATGCGCATCTTCCCGTGATTTATAAGAGGCCAAAACATTACCATCTAACTTTGATACGACATGATGTTGATACTCTGACTGCTTAACAGGTTTAGCCACGTCCTTATCACTAACTGGATATTGTCTTAGATGACGAGTAGTGGCATTAGGTTTCTTGGATGCTTCGTCGATTTCGGTTTCTTCTTTGGCCAGTCTTTCGGCTGCACGATTGATACCAGTTAGACGATTCTTTACTGCGCGTTTGAGTTCTGGTCGAGCCTTGGCCACGGTACCATCTGGGCTTTCTCTGCCTATGTTCTGTTTGTCACGACCATAGCTACCTGCTGCCTTGCTAACATAATTGGCAAGTGTTGTTCTTTTTAGCTCATCAATCTGTTCGGCATCTTCTCTAACAACATAACTAACATTCTTCATACCAGAAGTAGGATGGGTAAATGTCTTTTTAAACACCTTACCACCATGTTGCTTGGCATGGGCAAAGGCATCTTCTTTTTTACCAAACTCATTCGTAGGTGGTTTGATCATGGGTGATGCTTGTTCTTGAACAGTTCTTAGATCTTTGAATGTCTTCATTTAATACCAGGGCCTTTCTAATCCAAAATAGGTTGCTTTCCAATGAGCCTGCGCATACCAGCCTTTGAGGTTTTGCCATTCATCTCGTAGTGACCAAACTCGCTTGGCAGCATCCACCCAATCTGTATTCTTAACTAATTCTTCGGCTTTGACTCTTTCTTGTTCTATGTACTCTAGACTAGGACTATCCCATTCTAGATGTATAACTTCTAGTGCTATGTTGCCATCACAATAATCTATGTTTAAATCCAGCCCCCATTTCTTCTTGCAGGTCAATAACCAACCTACGCGGGGATACTTCTTGGTCTGTCGTTGAATCTGTGCCAGGGCCATACCCTCAAAATTGCAGCGATACATGGCACAGCTATGATCTATGCTCAAATATTCATGATCAACGGCAATCCAGGGCTGAAATACTCCGGGATGACCAGCAGTATAACGACTTACTTCTAGTCCCTGGCAGGCATAATAGGTCTGTTCGAGTCTAGTGAGCTCATAGCCATCTTTATCAAAGAAGTCCATGGCCTGCGGATCCTTGTAAAAAACATCATCTATGCCTACGTTAATTACAGGATCGGTTATAAAATCGATTCTGGCAATGCTGAACATTACATGGTTCGGTCTTTATTATCTATGGGACCGTCGGTCAACCATAGCTTACAGGTTCTGGTACCAGCACATTTGAAATGTAAGATGTTGCAGTAACCCAGGTCTGCTTTTTCTGCGGTGGCCAGAGCATCGGCCGATTTTTCTTTACCTTGCATGCCCACTTCTATGCACTTGCGCATCTTGTCCGAAATATCAAATGCCGCACAGTTGCCACAGGTCATGGTCTTGGCATTTTCTACACTGATGCTCCAGACCTTGGCTATTTTATTCCAATGATCACCGGGCTCGTTGGGGTTGGCTGGGCCGTACAGATATTCATCAATGGCATGCTGGCGATTTTTAACGTTGGTGTCCAGATGCTGCGTAGCCACAGGGCAAGCAGATTCATAGAGTTCGTTTCTTAGTTCAAAGAATTTTTTCATTTGCGTTTCTTGTACAGACGACCCTGCTCAATCTTTTTAATCTTGGGAATCATTCGCTGAGCCAGAATGTTCTGTATGTTCTTCATGCGACGTACTTGTTGCTCTATTCTATCTTTTTCCGCTGGACTCAGAGACGCTTTGTCACGACCTCTGAGCAATCTTTTGGTTATGGATCTGCGTGCAGCATTGGTGGCACGTTTCTTGAGAGTGGCAAAGTCACTGGCTCTGCGAAGCTTGATGCCACGCAATTGCACCCGCTTGGCCTTGTGTCTGGCAAAGGTCATGCGCTTACGCAGACGAGCCTGAGCACTTAGAGCTTCATTGATGTCTTCTTCGGCTTCGTCGACTTCGATGAGTTCATCGGCATCGTAAAGATCCGCAATGTCGTCCCAGGTTAAAGCCTCGGCCATTTGTTCGAGATCGGTGTCCGAAATAACGTCATCTTGGGATTTTGATTCCCAAATGATTTCTACGAAGCTTTTCATTTTAGCATGCTACGCATCTGCCAGGCATGTTTCTGGTGTGCATTGATGCGTTGTGTTAAAAAGTCTGACAAACCAACTTCTCCAGCAGCTTCACTGGCTTTAAAGGCTGTCATGAGAGTCAAAAGACAGATGTTGTTGCTGTCCACTAGGCTGCTAACAATGTCCCTGGGGTTGCTTTTAACGCCCATGGCACTAATGCTGGTGGACATCATCATTTCGCTGATGTCGCCTGGAGCATAGGCATCTAGTATTCTGATGTACTCGGCTATGGGATCTACGGCTCCGTGCAACTCTTCATAGAGCTCGCCCAAGAAATCATGATACTCAGCAAAGTCCGGTCCTTCGACATTCCAGTGACCGCTATGAGCCTGGAAATACATGCCAAAGGTATTGGCCAACGTTTGTCTTAATGCTTGAATTAATTCTTCCATTACTACTCCATTTTACGTGCTTTGACTTGGGCTCTATAGGCTGGACCGTGCTGGGCGAAATCAGTAACCTGAGCTGCATGAATGCTGGCTCGTGCAGCATCGTGTTGAGCAGTTGTTTTGATGTTTTCAGGCTCGTGCATGAAACTCTTGAAGCTAACAAATCCTACGGGCTTGCCATCGAAACCAACTTCGTCGGTCACGGCTTTGTCTATGCCATGAAAAACGTCTTTGCCATCGTTAAAATTAATATCGCGTTCATCGCGCTGTGGATCGCCCATGTGCTTGTAGGGACCCATTTTTTTAATGTTTTGATTGTCAGGCAAATTCTGGGCTTCTTCGGCTTCACGCAGGTCTTTGTCTGCAGTGTGATAGGTTTTGCCTTTGGTGATGTAGCTGTTGACTCTGGCCATGCCCCATTGCTGCGGAGTAGTTCCGGGTCTGTGGCCAGTGCGCCAGGCCGCTACGCCACGCTTGTAGACCTGACGCAAGGTACCCAGGCTAACACCACTCTCAGATGCTTTTTTGCTAAGAGCGGCATCAGCAGCTTCTTTGATTTCTGTATCCATTTTGCTGTTTTCCGTATCGTCTTTGAAGTCTAGTTTCTTGACTAAGTTATGGCGTTTGATAGTTTTGCCATCGGTTCGGTGCAAAAGAATGCTCTGCACGGCGTGAGTGCTTTTTATGGGTTTCATGCTTTCTTCAACCTCTCCTTGCTCTACGGGCAGATGCGTTCCATATTGCTGCATCATGATGCCATCGTTGTGCATGCCCAGCTCTGACATTTTACGCATGTGCGTTTCAAACCAATTCTTGCCGTATTTGGTGGCAAAGTCGGCATCGGTCAAACCCAACAAGTGCAGGGTATCATGAGCTATGCCCATGTACATGGTAAAATCATGTATGAGTTCTGTGGTGGCAAAACCCTGATTCATGGCTTCGCGTTCTACACCCAGCATGGCATCCGTAGCCTGTATGGCTTTGATGACAAATTCGGGATTCAGAGCAGGATTGTCTATGACCTGTTTGAGGGTGATCACTGCACCTGGACAAAGATCTAGGTTGACCGTTGTATAGCCATTGAAACTTAATTGCTGTTCGGATTCCTTGATGATCATGCGCTGTTCGGCTGACATGAGTATCCAGGGCAGATGTTGTTCACGAACACGATATCGTTCGTGATAGCGTTTGGTGTATTTGCTGAGTTTAGTGGTGGCTTCAGTGTCGCCAGGCGCAGGTACATAGGCGCTGGCATCAGAGCTGGCCTTGGCACCATGTTTCTTGAAATGTTGGCGACGAGCTAACTGCGTAGCATGAGATAGTTCGCCCGAATATTTCTTAGACAGCCCACTAGGATTTGTTGGGTTTTGCTTTAACCTTCCGGTTTTGGTATAGTATTGTCCCGATCGTTCTTCGAGATCGGCTATCCAATATTTCTCCG